TTCCGTTCTTGGCTCCGGCAACCTGAACAACGGTACGATTGACGGCCGCCGGAATGCGAACCTGAACAATGGGCTCGGTAACAACTGGTGGAACTACGCCGCTCGAATTTCTGCATAATATCGATGTGCTGTATTTCGTTTCCTCAGAGGAAACCCCGAAAGGGCTTGGGCGGAATGCCCGAAATAGACAAACCAGCATGTGACCGACATTTATGTCGGTCACACCCTGTGGCGGTAGTGGACACAGGAGGGGACTAGTAGTAAAACCGAAAGTCCTTGAAGCAGAAAGAAAGGAAAAATGAAAACATATTGTAAAGGCCTGGTTGTATCTGATACAGCCAAAATAGAAAATAGCATTGATGATTATTTCCATAATAAATACAAAAAGAATAGCACTGTACGCTTCATCTCTGGTTATGCATCGCAGAGCAGAGAATATGTAAGGGAAAACTTTAAACCTGGAAGTTCTTTTTGGAAAGAGACACTTCACTTGTTAAGTGAGGAAATGGCAGCTAATATTGCGGAAAGAACCATGAAGGAACATATTCTTATGTGGTGTCAAACCGCACCGGCAATCCGTTATACGAAGATTACTGACAAGGGAAGCGGCAAAATTCGAGATCTCGGATTAGAAACGGTACTTTTCCGATTGTATGAGGCAGTTGCAGGAGATGCTGCAAAACCTTTGTGGAAAGCAAAATTTGGAACCTATCAAGTAGCATCTATAAAAGGGAGAGGCCAAAGTTATGGAAAGAAAGCAGTAAAGAAATGGCTTTCTTCTGATGCAGATGGAACAAAATATATGACTCAATGCGATATAAGACGGTGTTATCCTTCGATTTCTCATGAAAAGTTGAGGGGATACCTGAAACGGGATCTACATAAATCACACGAACTTTTGTATATGTTTATGACTTTTATAGAACTGTACGAAGAGTTCCCGAATCCGGAATCCAAAGACACTATGCGAGGAATTCTCATAGGATCTCCTGTTAGCAAGGATCTCTGCAATTATTTTCTTTCCTATGCATATCATTATGCAAGTGAAAAACTGGTAAAAATCTCTACCCGCAGAGGGAAGGCACGAGAAAAAAGACTTATATCACACGTTATATTTTATGCGGATGATATTGTATTGTTTTCCGGGAATAAGAAAGACGTCCATATGGCACAAAGAATGCTCATAGAATATATGAATAAGATTCTTGATCTGGATATAAAGCCTGATTGGAAAATGACAAAGGCTATGTATGAAGACAGGAATGGAAAAGCCAGAGGCTCTCTTTTGGACTATATGGGATTTCGATTTCATGGAGGAAATACAGTCTCAAAAGGATACCTGGGAAAACAGGTAAAGCATAGAAAAACGTGGGTCACAATAAGAAAACGTATATTTTTGGCTGCTCGCCGCAAAAGAAAGATATTTTCCGATAAACTGCGTAAGAAAATTCAAGTAAAAATGAAATTTGTACAGAGCGTGGTTTCTCAATTCGGATGGTTCAAAAGTACGAATATGGCTCATTACCGGAAAAAGAATCGGGTTGATCAACTTATAAAAATAGCTCGAAAAATAGTCAGCGATTATGCCAAAGGAAAAGAATATAGCACTGAAAAGTATTATAAAATGTGGAGGAAAAATTATGCATAAAACGAATTGTCCTGTATCACAGGGAAAAATCACTTATGCTACTTTACCCGATGGGACTGCAGATGTATGGATCCGCAAAAACGAAACTCAGCTTCCAGAAAGCGAGGAAGGCCCACAGGGAGTGGAAGCAGATGAAATCTATTTTAAGGTTACAGTGGACACTGTAACAAAAGAAGAAATATCTGCAGACATTGACTTCTGGTTCGACCAGTTAAAAGAGAAGGAGGAAGGTCTGAACGCAGATTATCTTTCTATTGAAACTTATCGTGCAAATAAGAAGAAAGAGATTTCGCAGATTTGCCAGAGTACAGTATTTGCAGGCGTGGACATTTCTATTTCTTCAGGAACAGAACATTTCAGCTTAAAAGATGAAGACCAGCTGAATTTATTTGGAAAACAGGCACAGCTTGCAGCAGGCAGTGAAAAACTGGAATACCACGAGGACGGAAATCCTTGCCGTTATTATTCTGCCGAAGACATGCAGAAAATTATTAATGGTGCAATGGAGTTCAAAAGCTATCACACAACCTATGGGAATTCACTGAACATGTGGATTAAAGGGTGCACGAAAGCTTCGGAAATCGCCAAGATTGAATACGGAGCGCCGATCCCGGAAGAATATCAGTCAGAAGTTTTAAAGGACTATCTGGCCGAAATGGCAGCCGACAAGGAGGTTAAATGAATGCTCTGAAGACCATAGGCAGAAACGCTGTGCTTTTCGCTATAGGAGGTACGATTTACTACATGATCGAACTGATATGGCGAGGGTACAGCTCACTGCCTATGGTACTGGTTGGAGGGCTTTGCTTCTTGTTTTGTGGTTCGATAAATGAATTTCTAGGATGGGATATGCTCATATGGAAACAGATGTTTATCTGTGCTGTCGGGATAACTGCAATTGAGTTCCTTTCCGGATACATTTTGAATATTGTATTGGGGCTTGGAATATGGGATTACAGCAATATGCCTTTTAATATAATTGGACAGATATGTCTTCCTTTTACTGTGGCATGGTATATCCTATCTCTATTAGCTATTGTATTGGATGATCATCTGAGGTATTGGATATTTGGTGAAGAAAAACCAAGATACAAGTGGAGGTAACGACGATGGATGAAAACCAGGTTTTAGAACTTGTGGAATTCTATGAAGATATGATTGAAAAGCAGGATGAAATCATAGTGAGGCAGAGCAGGTTCATCAAGAGCCTGGCAACCGAACTTTCTCATTTGCGAAATATGCTGAATGTAGAAGCGAGCGAAGATGAAAGACTTGACGCAGGGATTATTGAAGAAGTAAAGGAAGAGTATGTAAGCATGAGGGAACCGTAGAGGTTCCCTTTTTTCATGGAGGTAAGGTATGGTGCATGCGAGAGATAGACCTTTTAGGCGCAACACATTGGCATCTATTAATAGCGAAAGGAGGTTCTTATGCGAAAACTGGTGGATTGGTTAATCGGAGGTAATCTGGATCGGCTCTTAAAAGCACTCGGAGGGGAAGAGTAATGCTCGAAACATTTTGTCTATCTGTGCTTGCCAAGCACAGATGTTGCCGGCATTTTTTTTGCTCTGATTCGTCACTATATTGAGCGAAGGCTCATGGAAGTGGAGGCACGAGAGCAGGAACGCATTAAGTATAAAATTGAACAGAGAAAAGCGGATGAAGAAATTACACATGCTACGGGGCGCGTGCTCTTTTGGCTGCATCATGCAATTGTAAAAGGAGAGCATAATGGCGAGCTCGAAGAAGCATTTGAAAATCTTCAGCGTGCAGAAGCACACAAAAAAGAAATGGACAGAGAAGTTCTGGCCAAATACAGCATTGATTAGGAGGAATTACTTATGGAATTACTTAACTTTTTAAAACAGATTCCGTTCCCGGTATTACTGGTTGCGGTGTTAATTTTGCTTGTAGTGACTTTGGTTATTGCGTTTCAGTATGCCAAGCATAAAGGATTGGAAGGTATCCGTGAACAGGTATACCAGCTGATCCTGAAAGCGGAACATATGTATAAAGAATCAGGAACGGGACAGCAGAAATTGAAATGGGTTGTTCAGCAGGCGAGAGGATTACTGCCAAAGTGGCTGCAGGTTATTATGTCGGAAGATGCGCTGCTTAAGATAATTGATGTGTGGTTTTGCGGCGTGAAAGATCTTTTAGACGATGGAAAAATTAATGGTTCACAGAAGGAAGGGGCTTAAGCCCTTTCCTTTTTTAGGGGGATATTATGAAAACGAATATAATGGGAACTGCAGTTGCTACGGTCCAGCAGATGCAGTCATATATACAGAAAGTTAATCCGGCAGTACCTAAATCCGTAATCGATATGGTTGAATATTATATATCAGAAGGAAAAACGGAAGGAGTAAGGGGAGATATCGCCTTTGCGCAAAGTTGCCTCGAAACAGGTAATTTCACATTCAATGGTTCTGCCGTAACATTGGACCAGAACAATTTTGCCGGAATCGGCGTTACAAAAAATGGCATGAAAGGGAATTCATTCTCTCATCCATGGATCGGCATCCGGGCACAGATCCAGCATCTTAAAGCATATGCATCTAACGAAAAACTGTACGGTGTATGCGTGGATCCTCGTTTCTGTTATGTGAAAAGAGGAATAGCCCCATATGTTGAATGGCTTGGAATACAGGAAAATCCACAGGGCGGAGGCTGGGCCGCAGGGAAGAATTATGGATCAAAGATATTGGAAATTCTGGCGAAGATAATCGCGATGCCAGAAGCGAATAAGGAGGATGTTACAATGAATCTCAACACAAGTTTAATCAGCAATAACAACAGCTATGCAAATCAGGTGCCTAAATACATCGTTATCCATAATACAGATAACTTTGCAAAAGGAGCAAACGCAAAGGCACATGCCAAGGCTCAGCATGACGGGAACTTCTCCGGCTACTCTGCTCATGTATATGTTGATGATACCGAGGCTTATCAGGCAACTCCATTCGACAGAGGCGCTTGGCATGTAGGGGTTAACTATGGCGGTCGATTGTTCGGAATCTGCAATAATCATAATTCTATTGGTATCGAGATGTGTGTGCAGGCAGGGTATAATTATGATAAGGCATTTCAGAACACTGTTGAGGTCTGCAAGATGCTGATGCAGAAGTTTGGAATTGACGCAGATCATGTGGTATCCCACTATGATGTGTGCGCAAAGAATTGCCCTTCTGCAATCCGGGCAAAGGGCGACTGGAACCGTTTCAAGCAGCTGATCGGTGCAAAGACAGTAGATGCAACTGTAGATAAATATTATAGAATCCGGAAGAGCTGGCCTGACAGCAAAAGCCAGATCGGAGCGTACAAAAATCTTGAAAACGCAAAGAAAGACTGGAAAGAAGGTTACACAATCTTTGATTGGAACGGAAAAGCTGTATATCCAGAACAGAAAAAAGACACTTCATCAAGTAAAACAAAAGTTAGCCTGACTGAAAAATTAAACATTCAGCTTCCGGTGCTGCAGTCTGGAGCAGAAGGCTCGGCAGTACGTTGCCTGCAGGCAATACTCGGTGTTTCTGTTGATGGAGATTTTGGAAAGAATACCAAGACGGCACTTAAAACATTCCAGAAGAATGTTGGTATTGATGATGATGGTTGCTGTGGTCAGAATACATGGAAAAAGATTGCTGACCACATGAATGCAAATACATTCAAATAATAACAAAACAGGTGCTTTTTATAATATGTTTGCTTCAAAATTTGCCTTACAGGGTATAAAATATATCACGCAGTTTATAACAGTATTTGATATAATCTAACAAAAGTCCTTCCGATATATCAAGAGGTGCTAAATTATAACGGAAGGAGCAATGGCATGATTAAAATTTTACTGTCAAAAAAGCTTGGGGAGATGAGACTTACTCAGGCAGATTTGGCGAGGGCAACCGGAATAAGACCCAACACCATCAACGAGTTGTACCACGAGCTTGCAGATAGGGTGAATCTGGAACACCTCGACTTGATTTGCGAAGCCCTGGATTGTGAGCTGGATGAATTGATTGTTAGGGTACCGAACAAGGAATCAGCCATAACCCACACTCGCCAGGGAACTCAAAAACCCGGCAGAAAGAGGTAACCGCTGCAACGGTTACCTCTTATTAAAGAGGGGATTTCCCCTCTTTAATTCACTTCTTTTAAATTATAATCTAACGAATCATACAAATAATCTGTATCAAATCCCATATCTTTGTAACCTTGCAATACAGTTTCAACATAACGGCTAGATGGCTTTCCCGCAGTGGCTGAGTCAGGCAAGAGGTATATCATAGCCTTTTTTCTAGTGCCGTTTTTTAATTGTACAAATACATTTCTCTTTTTATAAAATCTCGGATATCCCTCATACAGATCAAGAGCCTTCTCGTTTTTGTTATCGATATTCCAAACAGCAACAGGAACCCTACTTCCTTTTTGTCTTTTGACGGTTGCATAAGATCCTGTGCGGCTTCCTCTGTAAAGTAATTTCCAATTTATCAGATATCCGGTAAATGCGACTGTTGCTCCAGGACAACGGTATGACATTTGCTGTACGTTAAGATTGCTTCCGTATGCTACATATAAACTCATGGTATTTCCTTTCTCCCCGTAAAGCCGTTAGGTCAGCTGATTTATGATTAAGCTACACGCTCTGCATTTGCATTTTCACGAAGCTGTTTCATCATGTGAAGTCGGCATGTTTTGAATTCATCACCATAAAGTCCAAGTCTGTTTGTGAGGATATTATACATTAAAGTGACTTTTTTCTTTGCTGTGTATCCGTTCATGGTTCTGAATACGACTTTATCATCAGATTCGATGGACCATGCAGAGAGTGCTAAACAAAACTGTACATATGCCTTGATCTTTCCTGCATGAAGAGTGCTGTTAAAAAGTCTGAATTCGACAGTTCCTTTCTGGAAGAAGCTATGAAGATTCAATGCGTGGTATCTTGTAGAGTTATAATGCTGATGATTGATTCCACCACAGTAGCCATCGTTTGCTGGGCTGTACCAAATTTTCTCAACGGAATCGGTTGTGATGTTTTTGTCTTTTTTCATGGTATCAAGTAAATTCTTGCAAACTGGCTGACACCAACGATATTTTCTGTCACCTACTGCAAGCGCATCGTAAATGATTTCCTGTCTGCTATACATGAAATTTACCAGACGGCGAAGAGAAGTTGCGGTATGGTTCGCTCCGTCTACATGAATATGGATTCCGCATGAACTGTGAGGAACTCCGCCGATTTCTCTGAATTTACGGATGATTGCCTGCAGTGTATCAAGATCTTCGTATTTAAGAACCGGTGTTACGAATTCAACTCTGTATTCGTCCATGTTCTCGGTTCCAACTTTGCGGATTGGATGTATTGAGCTGTCTCGCATTACCTTCCATTTTCTTCCCTGTGAATCCTGAATTGTTCTTGTCTGGTAGCAAGTGTGATCTGGTCTGGAAGCTGTAGTTCCGATAATTTCTGCAACTGCATCAGCAGCCATCTTTCTTGAAATACCTGTAAATTCAACCTCAACACCGTAGTTCTGTTTCTTTAAAAGTTCTGACATATCATTTTCCTCCTATTATCTCTCAAACCTCGCACCGTCTATGCGAATGTTTGTTCTGTTGTTTATGTTTGTATATTACCATATGTACCGTACATGTCAATAGTTTATTGAAGAAAATCTCTAAAATAATGAAGAAAAATGTTGACAAAATGAAGATATAGTGATAAACTATAATTGTAGCAAGGAGATAGCAGGAAAGGAGTTAGAGAAATGGAAAAAGACATAATGACTACATTAGAATTTAAAACCGTTATGGAAATGGTCGTGTTGATCATCGAGAGCAGTGAAAATAAAGAAGAGGCACTTGAAAAAATCAAGAACCTCTCCATTTTAAAAGAAAATAATTAAGAACTAAGCGAATAGACACCGAGCGGACTCCGAAACTTCCTGCTTCCGCTCGGTACCTAAGAAAATAATAGCAGGAAGAAAAAAATAAGTCAACAGAAAGTTGGTGTATTATGATATCGTACAATCCGCTTTGGCACACGCTTCTTGATAGAGGTATGAATAAGGGAGATCTAAAAGACGCAACCGGATTAAGTTATGGGACTATGGCTTCCATGGGAAAGAATGAGCCAGTCAATCTGAAACAGATAGATAGAATATGTAAAGCTCTTAATTGCGGCATCAGTGATGTGATAGAGTATATACCTGATTAACATCACTGCAATAAATAATACGATTTATTCCCGTGATGTTAGAGTGATGCTTGGAACTATTGCAAATAATAATACAACGTGGTATATTTAATAAAAGCCCGCCTCTTTTATTTTATTTAATACACGGTAACACGAAAAAGCGGCCTAGTGTTATTGAGTTTGAGTAAAGGCAAAAAGGCTGAAAAATAGAAAAGTTTATAATAAAGGCTGTAGGAATGAGTGATTCCTGCAGCCTTTATTTAGTGTCAGATGGAAGTCTGTGAGTTGAAAAGCATGTTTATAAGGATATACTGTAATGTTATAGTCAAATCTTTTTTGGATTTGGCTATACATTGTATTGATAAAAAATATTTTGCATGTTTATATGGATATATTGACAAATGGAAAAAATAAGCGTATAGTAAAGCTGTAATGAAAAAGAGCTACCTAGTACTGGTAATACTAAGTAGCTCATCATAGGAAATGCAATCCAAATAATTTGAATAGCATCCAGCACATCTATTCTAAATTATTTCTCGATTTTTGTAAACCCTTTCTATGATATTTTCATTACAACAATGAATCTGCGGATTCAATAAAAATATCATAAGGAGGCTTTTATCATGAAAGCAATTAAAATCAAAATGAAGCGTAACTGTGGTAATTCTGGAAATGTACAGGACATTGATTCTATCTATATAGATCAGACAAGTACATACTGGAAGAAATCAGAAGTTTACGACTATCTGCAAAAATTTCCTAAAACCATTACCGTAAATATTTCACCATATCCATATCTTATTCCAGCAGTAAGTTCACAGGGTGAGAAATATGTTCGTTCTGTGGCGAATAGTACATCGAAAGATAATCTGATGATGTTACCACGGGAATAATGATTAACGGTTTGTCAGTAAGGCAGATATATAAATCGAACATTTTTTCGGTATATGTCTTGCGTTAAGGCTATAATCCTGATAAAATATAGTAAAAATATATAAAAAATAGAAATTTAATACTGTAAAAATAGGCATATAACACAAGGAGTACTGAATGAAAGATAAAGAAATAAGTATTCCGGAAACGGAAGAGTGTACACTGGCCCATGTAGACTATGAAACACAAAGAATCCAGTCTATGCAGGAACACGCAGGAAATGTTGTTCTTTTTTTAAGTAATGTCTGTGAACTTTCAGAATTGAAAAACCTTGTAGAATTAGCTGGAATTCTTCATGATGCAGGAAAGCTTGGCACAAAAAATCAGGATGATTTTAAGAATATTCTGAAGTTGGGTGATAAGGTACATAAACATGGACTGGATCATTCTACTGCCGGTGGAAGACTTGCGCTTGAATTAATAAAGGAATGGCCTGTCTCGGAATTTATCAGTACATTGATTTATTTTCATCATGGAATGGAAGATTGTATTAATCTGGAAAATGGCCAGAGTTTACAGGAACGACGTTTGAAAAAAGAAATTGAGTATGCATACATTAAAGAAAAATTTTTCCGGATTTATGATATAAAAACGTTGAAGAAATCCGGAGAGGAGGCAATTCAGTCATATCAAAAAATCTTTAATAATATAAATGAATTTGTTAAAAAACAAGATTCTTCTGGAAAAAAATATGGAAGCAGATATTTTTATCTGGGAATGTATCTGAGAATTGCGTTGTCTTTGCTGATTGATGGTGACTGGACAGATACAGCATGTTTTTTTCAGGACATTCCTTTATCGAAAAGAATTTCGCAGAAAGAGACTCAGGAAATATGGCAGAAGTGCATATATAATTTTGAGCAGTATCTGAAAAATGAAATTCAAAATAATCCGGACAATGGAAATCGGCTGAACAGTTTTCGACAGGAGATATCTGACTCCTGCCGAAAGGCAGCTGAAACGAATCAGAAACTATATCGCCTGACAGTGCCAACTGGTGCCGGAAAAACGCTCAGTAGTCTTCGTTTCGCACTCTATCATGCGAGGAAAGAACAGAAAAATCGTATTATTTATGTAGCTCCATTCACATCCATACTGGAACAGAACGCAGAGGAAATTCGAAAAGCAACGGGACTGCCCTCTGTTGTATTGGAACATCACTGTAATGTGATCTGTGAAGAAGGAGAAGAGGAAAAATATCGAAATCTTACAGAGACCTGGGACTCACCAATTATTGTAACGACAGCAGTGCAGATTTTAAATACGTTATTTTCTGATCAGAAGAGTTGTATTCGTAGAATGCATAATCTATGCAACAGCGTTATTATATTTGATGAAGTGCAGGCAATTCCGGTTAAATGCACAGAACTTTTTAATCTGGCTGTGAATTTTCTTTCTCAATTTTGCGGAACAACAGTGGTATTATGTTCTGCTACACAGCCGACACTGGCTTCTCTTGAAGAAAATAATATCTGCAGGTGTGTGGAGATGTCAGGAGAATCTGAAAAATATGCAAAAGCTTTTAAACGAGTTGAGATTATCGATGAAACAGAAAGATACTCTGGAGGGATGGAAACAGAAGATTTAAGAGATTTTGCATTAGAAAAAACAGAGGAATATAGAAGTACTTTAGTGATTGTGAATACTACAAAATGTGCATTTGAAGTATTTCAAAAACTGGAAGACAGCTGTACGGAAGAATATGAGATTTTTCATCTGAGTAATAATATGTGCCCACAACATAAACTGGATACTTTGAGAGAAATAAGAAATGCATTAAGAGAAAGAGCAAAGAAGATTATTTGTGTCAGCACACAGGTTGTGGAAGCGGGAGTGAACTTTTCTTTTGGATGTGTGATCCGGTCAAAAGCTGGTCTTGACAATGTTATTCAGGCAGCAGGAAGATGCAACCGACATAAAGAGCTGGGAAGAATGGGGGCAGTTTATATTGTGCAGATGTCCCGGGAAGCGGAAAAACTGGAACATTTGAGAGAAATAAGAAACGCACAGGCGGCTTTGCAAAAGGTGCTTGATGATTTTAAGCATGATAAGAAAAAGTTTAATTATGCATTGGACTCAGAAATAGCCATAAAATTTTATTATTCAGTGTATCATACACAGTTAAGAAAGTCAGAAACGAAATTTCCGGTTGAAATATATAATGTGCCTGTAACTTTAGTGGATCTGTTGGGGAAAAACCAAACAGGTCGGAATCAATATAGACGAAAACATGAAGGGAAAATGTATACAAAACTTTCGCAGGCTTTCCAGACCGCAGGACATGAGTTTGAAGTGATTTCTGATACTTATAAAGTAAGCGTTGTTGTTCCATATGAAACCGAGTCGTATCAGTTGCTGGAAGAGCTGTCACAAGTGCGAACGGAAACAGAGAAGAAAAAGATATTGAGAAAATTACAGAGATACACGGTCGGGATTTCGGAAATCAGAAAAGATAAACTGGGAAATGTCATATATGAAACCAGTGAAGGGATTCTGGTGTTGAGTGATGGATATTATGATAAAAAAGTGGGTGTTGTGGATGAGCCAAAGATGGATTTTTGCAATATGTAAAGGTGGTGAGAAGCATGAAAAAATATAGAAATACAATAGAATTTGAAGTATATGGTCCATATGCACTTTTTTCTGATCCCGTTATGCGTGTCGGTGGAGAAAAGACAAGTTATCATATTCCGACATATGAGGCCTTACGTGGAATTGTGGAAAGCATTTACTGGAAGCCCACGATCATGTGGATCGTAGATGCAGTAAGAGTAATGAATCCGATTCAGACAGAAACAAAAGGTATCCGCCCGATCGCATATAATGGTGGCAATGAGCTTGCATACTATACGTACCTGAAAGATGTTCGTTATCAGGTGCGTGCGCATTTTGAAATGAATTGTAATCATCCGGAACTGGAAGAAGACAGAAATGAATATAAACATCATAATATTGCCAAACGGATGGTGAAGCGAGGCGGACGCAGAGATATTTTCTTTGGAACAAGAGAGTGTCAGGCTTTTGAAGAACCTTGTACATTTGGCGAGGGAGAAAGCTTTTATGATACGATGACCGGAGAAGTAGATTACGGTTTTATGTATCATGGCATAACATATGCAGATGAAGCTGTTTTGGAAGAAGATAAGGGTAAAATGACAGTGCGTTTCTGGAAACCGGTTATGAAGAAGGGGGGAATTATAGAATTTATAAGACCGGAAGAATGTACACAGAAAAGACATATCAGAGAAATGGAACGTAAAATTTTCGGAAAAGATAATTTCACAGGTTTAAAGGAATTTACCAGTGAGGAGGTGGGAGAGTGAGCTGGGTAAACGAACTCATTGATCTGTATGAGATAAACAGTGACAAAATAGGTGTCATTGAGTATCGGGGAGAAATGCCATACGTTCTTTTGCCACCGTTTCATACTACTGTGACTGCACAGATAACAGTAACTATTGATCAGGATGGTAATTTTATGAATGCAGAACCGGTAGATCTTAATGATAAATTAACAATCATACCGGTTACAGAAAAATCGGGAAGCCGTACAGCAGGAAAGGAACCACATCCTTTGTGTGATAATCTGAGATATCTTGCAGGAGATTATACCCAATATTATAAGGATGATGGAATCTGTCATGAACTGTATATTTCTCAGCTGAAAGAATGGGTAGAATCGGAATACTGCCATGAGAAGGTCCGGGCAATTTATTTATATCTGAAAAAAAATACTCTGATCTCTGATCTGGTTGATAAAAAGATTATAAAATTGGATGAACAGAATCAGATTGATGACAAAGAAAATATTCAGGGAATTGTGCAGACGAAAGCATTTGTACGTTTTATTATTCGTTCGTCAGATTTGGATCTTTTTGAAGTAAAAACAGATGAATGCTGGAAAGACAGAACACTTCAGGATTGCTATATAGATTATGTACGCTCCCGGGAAAAAGAGAAGGGATTGTGCTATCTTACCGGAAATATGGAATCCATTTCCTATCTTCATTCAAAAAAAATCCGTAATGAAGGTGATGGGGCAAAACTGATCTCGTCAAATGACAGTCAGAATTTTACTTATCGGGGACGTTTTGTAAGTAAGGAAGAGGCTTTTGCCGTAGGAAATGAAACATCTCAGAAGATTCATAATGCATTGAAGTGGATCATTCGAAAACAGGGAACATTTTTTGATACGTTAGCAATTGTTACATGGGAATCTAATCGACTGAGTATGCCAAGGTGGAATGTAGATACAGAAATGATCACATCGGAATATGACTGGGATGATGAAGAGGCTGAAGAGGAAGTCATATCAGATGGAAATGCGATTACTGCTGAAAAATTTTACAGAGCACTTCGTGGATATGGAAAAAAGGTAAATAATACATCAGCAATGATCTTACTTGGCTTTGATGCTGCCACCCCGGGAAGGTTATCCATGGTTGAGGAGATGACTCTGGATTCTGCAAGATATCTGGAGAATATAAAGAAATGGCATGAGAGCTGCAACTGGATTCATGAGAAATGGAAAGATAAAGAAAGAATACAGTTTTCGGGAATGGTTGGCGTAAAAGATGTAGCAGAGATTTTATTTGGGATAGAAAGTAAAGGCGGACTTGCGATTGTAGATGCGAATGGAAAGAAACTGTATGCGGAAGTTGCTAGAAGATTGATTTCCTGTATCTGGAACGGAAATAAAATTCCATATGACTATGTAAACAGAGCTGTGCTGAAGGCTTCCAATCCATTGACATATAAAGATCGAAAAAACTGGGAACGGGTTTTAACGCTGGCATGTTCTTTGGTGAAAAAGTATAGAAAAGAAAATAAAGAGGAGGAATGGAACGTGGCATTAGATAAAGATCAAAAAGACAGAAATTATTTGTACGGACGTTTACTGGCAGTGGCAGATCGGATTGAGTATCGTACTTATGATGATGGGGATAAAGCAAGGGTTACAAATGCAAAAAGATACATGAGTACTTTTTCCCAGAGACCTTTTGAAACATGGAAGGTAATTGAAGAAAACATCCAGCCATATATGAATAAATTGGGAATTGCAGAGAGACGTTTTTACGAAAATCTGTTAAATGATATTTATGAGTTATTTGAAGTGGATAGTTTTAGGGATAATAAGAAATTGGATGGTTTGTATCTTCTTGGTTTTCATAGTCAGGCTTATGATCTGAAACTGAAAAAGGAAGATTCCAAAGAAAAGGAAGAGGAGGAATAAACAATGAGTGAATTAAAGGGAAAAATTGATTTTACTTTATTTGTAAGTGCCGACAATGCAAATCCAAATGGAGATCCATTAAATGGAAATCGTCCAAGGATCAACATGGATGGATATGGTGAAATATCAGATGTGTGCATTAAAAGAAAAATCAGAAATCGTCTTCAGGATCTTGGACAGAAGATTTTTGTACAGTCAGATGATCGTACAGATGACCCTTATACCAGTCTGAAAGACCGTGCAGATGGATGTGAGGAACTGAAAGCCCAGATGGGAAATAAGAAAAATGCGAATCGAGACGCATGTGCGGCGATTGCTTGCAGAGAGTGGTTGGATGTCAGAGCTTTTGGTCAGGTCTTTGCATTTAAAGGAATTCCTGTATCATTTGGCGTAAGAGGACCTGTTTCCATTCATCAGGCGATCAGTCTTTCGCCAATCGATATCATCAGCATGCAGATTACTAAAAGTGTAAACAGTGAATCTGGAAAAGAGAGTAAGGCTTCGGACACCATGGGCACGAAACACCGAGTGGGATTTGCGGTATATAAAGTAATGGGAAGTGTAAACGTTCAACTTGCTGAAAAAACAGGATTTAGTCAGGAAGACGCAGAATTACTGAAAGAAGCATTAAAAACATTATTTGAAAATGATGCTTCTTCTGCAAGGCCAGAGGGAAGTATGGAAGTCTGCAAAATGTACTGGTGGCATCATGATGAAAAAACTCCTGCTGTTTCCAGTGGGAAAATTCAGAGAGGTTTTGAGATTAAACCTAAGAAGGAGCATCCGAGAGAATTTACAGATTACGAAATTTCGTGGCATGTAGATGGATGCAAAGAGCCGGAGGAATTTGATTTTGTATAAGGAAGAAGATTTTCTTCAGTTATCTGGAATCCAGCATTTTGAATTTTGCCGAAGACAGTGGGCATTGGCTTACATAGAGTTACAGTGGCAGGAAAATGTCAGAACAGTCGAAGGAAAAATTCTTCATGAAAACGCACATGATGCAAGTATGAAAGAAAAAAGAGGGGATCTTTTGACCGTACGTGCAATGCCGATTCACTCCCGGGAAATGGGAGTGAGCGGCGAATGTGATGTAGTAGAATTTCATAAAGTAAAAGATGGAATTCATCTGGCCGGGAAGGAAGGGGTTTATAAGGCAGTTCCAATAGAATACAAAAGAGGACGGCCGAAAACAGATGATTCGGATATTCTTCAGGTAGCGGCACAGGCAATGTGTCTGGAAGAAATGTTATGCTGCGATATATCTTATGGCTATATCTTTTATGGAGAAACCAGGCATCGCATGAAAGTAGAATTTACAGACGAAGTACGGGAAAAGGTTCGGAAGATATTTTCGGAGATGCATAAATATTATGAGCAGCGCTACACACCGAAGGTAAAAACAAGTAAAAAGTGTAATGCCTGTTCATTGAAGGATATTTGTATTCCTGCTTTGAATAAAAAGAAGTCTGTTTCCGGATATATCGACAGTATAATTGCAGTAGAGGAAAAAGAATGAAAAGGCTTTTGAATACATTGTATGTAACAACTGGGAATAAGTATCTGTCTTTAGATGGAGAAAATGTAGTTGTTTTGGAAGAACAGAAAGAAATCGGCAGAGTTCCTTTGCATAATCTTCAGGCAATCATTACATTTGGCTACACGGGGGCCAGTCCAGCACTTATGGGAGCATGTGCGCAGAGAAATATAGATCTTTCTTTTATGTCCAGAAATGGAAGATTTTTGGCCAGAGTTACTGGTGAGGTAAAGGGAAATGTAACATTGAGAAAGCAGCAATATCGAATCAGTGACAACAGGGAAGAAAGTATACATATAGCCAGAAATTTTATTCTCGGAAAAGTGTATAATTCCAGGTGGGTTTTGGAAAGAGCTACAAGAGACTATGCAATGCGTCTGGATGTAGAAAATATAAAAAAGAAATCTCTGTTTCTTGCACAGAACATGGGGAAAATAAGAGGATGTGAAAGAGAAGAAGAATTATTAGGGCTAGAAGGAGAAGCTGCTTCTGTATATTTCTCTGTGTTTGATGAACTGATATTACAGCAAAAGGAATTTTTTTACTTTCATGGAAGAAATAAGAGACCGCCTTTGGATAACGTTAATGCCATGCTGTCGTTTGGATATTCTTTGCTGGCAGGAATGTGCGGATCTGCGCTGGAAGCAGTGGGCCTTGATCCGTATGTTGGATTTTTTCATACAGACAGACCAGGACGTATGTCGTTGGCCCTGGATCTGATGGAAGAATTCAGAAGCGTTATGGTAGATCGTTTTGTTTTGACATTGATCAATAAAAAAATTATGAAGGAAAAATATTTCATAAAAAAGGAAAATGAAGCGGTCGTTATGACAGATGAAGGTCGAAAAGCCTTTTTGTCAGCTTGGCAGTCCAAAAAACAGGAAACTATTAAACATCCATTTCTGGATGAAAAGATAGAATGGGGAATGGCTCCGTATGTTCAAAGTATGTTGCTGGCGAGATATCTAAGAGGAGATTTGGATGAATATCCGCCATTTTTCTGGAAGTAGGTGAGATAATGCTGGTTTTGATAACATATGATGTGAATACACAAACGGCAGCAGGAAGAAAACGTCTGCGTAAAGTTGCGAAAGAGTGTACCAATTATGGACAGAGAGTGCAGAATTCAGTATTTGAGTGCCAGATGGATGCGACAAAATGCAGACAGGTGAAGAATATTCTGGAGAATATTATAGATAAAGACGTGGACAGCCTGAGATTTTATTATCTGGGTGAAAAGTACAAAAATAAAGTAGAACACATTGGTGCAAAGCCTGGATTTGATGTTACAGATACTTTAATATTATAGTGCGAAAGGTAAGCTTACAGAAATACTTCAGGACATTCGCACCAGAAAATGTGTGTATTTTACTAGAAAAAAATTTACAATATAATGATTTGAATAAAAAACAAGATTGATATGTGCAATAAGCGTAAAAAACAATTTTAGATAAATGTATTTTTGTCTAAAATTGCCGTCAGCCTCTTCGTGAGGCTGTGAGTTGAAATAATCCATGTAGCTCCGTCTTTGGCCGGACTTGCTAGTCAGCCTCTTCGTGAGGCTGTGAGTTGAAATTGTTTTCCGTAGCATATGTTTCCGCCGTAGAACCGTCAGCCTCTTCGTGAGGCTGTGAGTTGAAATGTCCAACTGTATTTCGCCGGGTCGGTGCTATCATCGTCAGCCTCTTCGTGAGGCTGTGAGTTGAAATAGAACAGACCTAATAGCATCTCCCATTCCATTAAGTCAGCCTCTTCGTGAGGCTGTGAGTTGAAATATACGAATTATGTTTGAAAGGAATTGGCGGTGAGAGTCAGCCTCTTCGTGAGGCTGTGAGTTGAAATGGTATTAATTACTTTTGCCATTTAGCATGTCCTCGTCAGCCTCTTCGTGAGGCTGTGAGTTGAAATAACATGACGGGGGTGAATCCACTGTGATTAACGTAGTCAGCCTCTTCGTGAGGCTGTGAGTTGAAATATACTTACGATCGGTCGGGTAACAAATACGTTACTGTCAGCCTCTTCGTGAGGCTGTGAGTTGAAATATTTCATGGGCGCTATTCTTATGTAGGGTGGAAGTCAGCCTCTTCGTGAGGCTGTGAGTTGAAATATATGTAAAAGTTAACGCAAATGATGATACGGAGGTCAGCCTCTTCGTGAGGCTGTGAGTTGAAATGTTAAATTCCTGCAAAAACCAATCCTGATTTAACGTCAGCCTCTTCGTGAGGCTGTGAGTTGAAATGTCGACGCTTGTTACATTGCCGGTACATAAAAATGTCAGCCTCTTCGTGAGGCTGTGAGTTGAAATATCAACACATTTAAACATTTCAAATTGCGGGAGGTCAGCCTCTTCGTGAGGCTGTGAGTTGAAATGTACAAGGAATTTTTGAAAACAGGATCACGAAACGTCAGCCTCTTCGTGAGGCTGTGAGTTGAAATACGAAAGATGAAATCCTCACAATGTCGGGAACAGCGTCAGCCTCTTCGTGAGGCTGTGAGTTGAAATGTTTACACCATTATAAACAGTGAAATTACTGTCGTCAGCCTCTTCGTGAGGCTGTGAGTTGAAATACCCATGCTCCGACACAGATAAGCCCTTTGTTTTGTCAGCCTCTTCGTGAGGCTGTGAGTTGAAATTCTTGTGTTCAATACAGTATTTGAGGCCACCATGTCAGCCTCTTCGTGAGGCTGTGAGTTGAAATACGGGAATAGTACGAAAGCTATAGTTGCGGCACGTCGTCAGCCTCTTCGTGAGGCTGTGAGTTGAAATACGATCACGAAAATCAAGCGAAAATAGCGAGTGGGTCAGCCTCTTCGTGAGGCTGTGAGTTGAAATATCCAGGGAGTGTTCTCGGGGAACTGGAGGCAGGTCAGCCTCTTCGTAAGGCTGTGAGTTGAAATAAGAAACACGACAACTACTATGTAGCAGGACCGGTCGTCAGCCTCTTCGTGAGGCTGTAAGTTGAAATACGAACAATCTTACGGCTATAAATTCCAAATAACTGGGAATTGCAGGGAGAACTTCGCCTGGAAGAACAGTGTGAATGGTATCGTGCAATGTTTGAGGCCTGTAAGAAACGACCATGGCTTCGTGGCTTTGCTTTATGGGGGTGGGCACCAAAGCTGCCTTCTGCTTCCGAGGCATGGAAGGACGACAGTTATGAAATATGTGAGAAACCGGTGCAGGAGATAATAAAGAGATTCTATGAGCATGAGGCAGGAACCTCATTAATGTAATATTTGTAAAGGAAAAAGAACAGTCTGTTTTGATGGGATTAATTTCTGTTATGACAGACTGTTTTTTCTATTCCATTATCAATAGTTGATTTGCGGAAAAACATCGAAATATATGTGTCGTGAGGAGAAGTTTATGCTGTATATAATACTATTAGCTGAGTTATATGGGCATATGTCAAAAACATTATTGACATATGCCTTTTATAGAATTATTATATAAGAAAAGCAAGAAAGGAGCAGTTTATGCCGAGACCAGTAAAATGCAGAAAAGTTTGCCATTTCCCCAATGTTTTAGAATTCTTTCCGGCAGATGATACTGAGAAAAAAACACCTATTATTCTGACGGTAGATGAGTATGAAACCATCCGTCTTTTGGACAAGAAAGGTTATAGTCAGGAGCAGTGCGCAGCATCTATGCAAGTCGCAAGAACAACCGTTCAACGAATTTATGAGATTGCCAGGAAGAAAATAGCAGATGCACTCATTGATGGATATCCGCTTAAAATTGAAGGTGGAGATTTCAAAATCTGTGATGGTCAGAGCGGTAATTGTGGACTTGGAGGATGTTACAAACAGGAAATTTACCAAAAATATGCAGCGGAAAAAGGAGAAGGTATCATGAGAATAGCAGTAACGTATGAAAATGGACAGATTTTCCAGCACTTTGGACACACAGAGACATTTAAGATTTACGATGTAGAGGAAGGAAAAGTAGTACATTCAGAAGTAGTAGATACGAATGGAAGCGGACATGGTGCATTGGCAGGAGTTCTTAATGCATTAAATGCCGAT